AGGGTAAGTCCGAGGGGTCGAGTCAAACCTCTGCGGCCGCACGCGCGTATTTTATGGTCCCCAGAATCACCCAGTACCTATAATAGGCCCCAAACAGCCCTCAGATATTCCATTAGTTAAAAGGCGAGCGTACTTTCATTCACCCACCCAGGGCTTTTCCTGTCATTTGATTGATTATCAAGGACTTACACATTTAGTGGATCTGAAGGACGTCCACCGGTCGGCGTCCACGTCCAAAAAAGCCCCTTTCGGGGCTTAAAAGAGCTTCTGAGGGTAAAAAGGGCTTAGATCCCCCCAGAGCTTTTTCTGTCACTTGGTTGGTTACCAACACTTTATGAAAAGCGTTAGATTTTAGTGGCTTCGGCTAGCATGTGGGTTGGCACCTTATAAGTCTTGCCATTACCTAGGTTCTCTACTAGGAACGGGTACTTTTTAGATCTTGGTTTCATTCCTAAGATCTTATATCTGGTGTTACGGTGTTGGATTGTGTCACCAGGTGATAAGTGATCTAGGCCGTGTAGGATCTTAAAGCGATCGAACTGGATGGCCTCCTCACTATTACCTAAGGTATTGACCTTTAATTTGAACGTTGCGTATTTGTCAGCATAAGTGGCTGCGCCTGCTGTTAATTCGATTCCATGCTTTTTGCCTAGGGCTTGTAGGGCTTGGTCGATTTCTTGTCTGAGTTGTTTTAGGTTTTGACGATTGAATGTATTCATGTTACTTGAGTTTATAGTTAATTTGTTGTGAGTTAAAAGCACGGCGGTATTCCTGGACCAAGTACTGGGCCTCTTCTAATGAATCAGCATGGTCAATGACCTCGATGCCGTGATAGGGTGAGCAAAATTGGATTTCGTACATAGGGTTATTTTGAAAGTTTGTGTCCGAGCTTCTCATGTAATCGCTTCATGTGCTTGCATGGGCCTCGTTGCCACACTCTAGCAGGACATGTGCAGTCTACTATCTCATGGTCTCGGACCTTCACTTGATAGTAGTTTAGTTTCTGGGTCTTCTTACATCTGGACCCCTGTTCTTTGTAATACCAGGTCTTTGTCATTACTCCTTGATAAATTCCCAGACCATGTCAACGTGACGACCTAGTGGTGTATAGTCATCGCCAGGGACGCCGTCGATAACAGCAATTGCATGGCCACGGACTGTCATGTAAAATCGACCCTTTGGCTCTTGCTTGATAAAAGTCCTGAGAGTGATCTTTCGGTCTTGGCCACCTGAGTACCTTCGAGTCCGGCCAAAGCCTAATCTCTTAACAGTCCAGCCATTGATCTGGCCGGCCTTGTCCAAGGCCTTTACTAATTTATTGGTTTTAGCACCACGCTTATTCTTTCGTTGCATGTGCTCTGCTACCCATGCATGGGCGTCATCATAAGATAGGCCGCTTACCTTTGACATGGTAACGACCGTACAGTCTGCGCGTTCAGCGGATTGGAGTGTATTCATATATTAAGTTTGTTACATCTGTAATATACTACAAATAGTTGAGCTTCTACAACTTTTTATGTTAGATTATTGTTATCATTTACACGAAAATTTAACGATTTGATAACATTAAATGCTTTCAATTGTCATCCGGATTTGTTATATTTACAATATGAAAACAAACAAACAAAACAAACTGGGTACTGGGCTGTTCAGCAGAAAGACTGGACATGTGTTCTTCATGACGGGTGAGTCATCTAATGAGTGGTGCGTGGAATCCACCTCATTGAGATCCTCGGAGTGGTGGAGCAAGGCATGGGTGGATCGAATGATCAGCCTGGGCCAATTCGGATTCATTGATCATGTATTGGATGGCTCCGTTGAAGCTGATGGATTAGTTGCAAATCTTATGACGCGTCAACAGATAGACCAATGGTTTGAGAATTGGCATCGATCAGTTTGGCAAGCAGAAAGAATAGCATAATATGACAAAACTAACCTTTAACGACATAAAATTTGGTGTGCATCCAATAGGCATGGGAATCCATGGTGAATTGAAGATCAATGACTATACATTGAGTGTGATCGCAGGTCCTGGATTTTACAGTACTTTTAATAGTGA